GTCCGCCTCGGGCCGGGAGATGTCCACCCCGGCGGGCGCCTCGATGCCTAGCCGGGCAGTCCCGCGGCCGACCGACAGGAGGGTGATCACCACGCGGCCGCCGTCGGGCAGTGCGAGCACCAGTTGTTCGCGGACCTTGCGTTTCAGGACGAGCACGCTCAATCTCCTTCCAGGCCGCCTCGTGGGCGGGTTTCCTCCAACAGTTCCTCAAGGTCCAGTTCGGGCCATGGGCCGGACTCGCTGCGGAGGCGATCCCTGATGCTTCCCGCCCACTGCGCAACCACATCTGGCGAGTAGACGCTCAGGTCGGGGGCGCTGTATTCTCGCGTCGAGTCCAGCCCAGCGACCACGATGTGCCCGGCCACGATACCAACCACGTCGGGCCAGGGTTGCCCGTACCCTTCCTCGCAAATGTTCTCGCTCTGCTCCTCAAGCAAGAGGGCCAGCATGTCCGCGTCAGGTAGCCGCAGAAGCCTGCCAATCGCGAAGTGGTCTTCCTCATGTAACGGTTGCTGACTCAACGGGGGTTCCCTCGCCGGTTTGTCCGGGACCCGGACCGGGACTGAGACCAGAACCCGGACCGGGACTCGGACCGGGACCGGGACTGAGACCGGGACCAGGACCGGGACCCGGACCGGACCCCGGTCCGGGACCAGGACCAGGACCGGGACCGGGACCCGGGCCGGGGCCAGGACTCGGTACCGGCCAGCATGCCCAGGCACCAAGGCATCTCCCAACCCGTCGTATCCCGAAGGTAGTCCAGGGCCACGCAGTAGTCCGTCCACGTCAGCACGGGCCAGGGGACGCCGTACATGTTTGTTTGTTTCAATCCTTGTTTTGCTGGATCGGGCTCCTCGACCCGTGGCCCTGGACTACATCAGACGGCCTCCGGGAAGAGGCTGTGCGGCCATTCGATTATGGCCCGGTAGTGGATCATTATGGGCCAGTAAATCGGTTCGACCTCCATCCCACTCGCCGTGCCCTTCCTCATGAACTCGTGCAGCCGCCCCGAGTGGGCCACCCAGGCGGCATCGGTCAAAGTCACGGTGTAGGGCCCGTCGATCTCCACGAGACGGCCGACCCAGTGGTCGGTGTCGGTGCGCACAAAGTAGCTCTTATTTATCTCTAGTTTCACTGCTTTTCTCCTTGGTTTTCCGGCAAATGCATCCAGGTCTTCCCTTTAACAATTGGCCAAATAGTACCGACGCAAACGCCACGGGTGGAGCGACGCAAGGACGCTTACAACTCCCGTACGGAAGCTGTGTCCGCGCCTCCAGAAGTAGGCTACGGACGTTGTCTGTCGCGGTGTACGTCATCGTCAGTCTCCTTCATCTTGAAGTGTTTAACGGTCTTCTTCTTCACGGTCTGCGTCCGCCTCGGGCCGGGAGATGTCCACCCCGGCGGGCGCCTCGATGCCTAGCCGGGCAGTCCCGCGGCCGACCGACAGGAGGGTGATCACCACGCGGCGGCCATCGGGCAGCGCGAGCACCAGCTGTTCGCGGACCTTGCGTTTCAGGACGAGCATACCTGTCCTCCTGCTGGAAACGGGACCGGCCAGTGGCCGCGGTTGACGGCATGGCCGGCCCCTGCCCGCGGGTTCGCTCAGGCGGCGATAACGGGCAATCCCTTCTTGAGGTTAATCTTGAAGTTGCGGACAAGCGTTCCGTCCAGGTGGGCCGCCCAGGCCAGGGCACATTTGCCGTACAGCTCCCCGGCCTTGACCTTTTCCCTGTCTTCCCGGATACGCGCCAGCTCCCCGTCAAGCTGGGAGGCCGCATCCTGGGCGTTGCGCTTGGTTCCCATGGCGGTCAGGCGCCAGAAGTCGGCCGCCCGTGCCGCATCATCGAGGTGAGTACCGTACATGGCAGCCACTATCGAGACACGCTGGAGCTCCCGGCACTTGTCATCCAGAAGCCCATCCACCAGCTTGACGAACGGGTGCAGTGTGACCTGGTTGAACAGGCTGTAGAGGTCATCGCCAGAGGGAACGGGCATTCCCTGAATCTCCCGGCGATACCACGCCACCCCTTCAACGGCCAACTTGGCAGCCCGCCGCTTGCACTGGCGAATAGCCTCGTTGAAGCACTGGTAAGCACCAGCAATGTCTTCCTTGGTTCGCGCCGACTTGCGACTATCGAACTGCCGGAAGAGAAGAACTGCCCCAGCCTGATCCGACACCCGGTAGGTGTCCAGATGGATGGCGAGGTTGTTCGGCAGGACGCCCTCCCTGAGCAGCTCGTCCAGGGCCCAGCTGGAATGATTGCCGTTCATGCGCAGGTAGGTGATTTGCGACCCCTCTAGCATCTCAGCAACCGCCCAGAAGAAGGACACTGCCCGGCCCTTCTGCACCCGGTCCTTCAACTCCTGGGCCCACTTAAGGTCAAACTCCCTTTCGACGGGAGTTTCCAGGATGCCTCGATGGCCCTGGATGACCAGGCGCAACCGATCAGCACCCCCTTCGTACAGCTCGGACTTCAACCGCTCGAATGTCGGTTCGGACATGAGACACGACCTTTCTGTGTTAGGTCCACCCATGCGACTTGCCAGAGAAGCAGAGGGATGGCCCGACCAGGAAAACCCGGGATCACGCGACCCCGGCAAAAGCTTTCAGACGGGCGAGCGCCCGCTGTATCACCGTCAGGTTCTCCATCAGCAATCCCGTTGACTGAGAGGCTTCCGGCTTCTTCAGCTCCGCCAGCATTTCCTGACAGACGGGCACAAGGCCGGCAACCAGCTCCCCGGCCTCCTGCGGGTTCAGGGGAGAAGCATCTAGCACCTTGCGCTTCGTGAAGCGGTACTGGTGAGTCTTGCCAACGTGCAGACCGTCAATGGTGTACCCCTTCGGCGGCCGTTTCTGAAGCTCTTTCAGCGCGTTGCTGATGGTATCGGAGGTTATCCCCGGAAACTTCGCGTCCAGGGCTTCGGCCATCTGCCCCACGTTGCGGCGCTTGCTGTCGCTCATCAGCTCGACAATCGCCTTGCGATAGCCGGGCTTCTCCTGCAAGTTGCGATACCCTTGCGGCAACTGCTCCGCCTGGACCAGCGCCTCTTCAAGCAGGGGCACGCAGCGGGCGAAGCGCCGGTCGGCCGGCTCGCCACGCTTGCCGCTCTTGACCCAACTGGCACGGAAACGCCGTTCCGTGAGCTTTTCTGCGGCGAACTTCGGTTTACCACCACTGGTGGTAAGCCAACGCAAGAAAGCCGCGAAGGCCAGGCGATAGCCTACCCACGATTGTCCCTTGCCCATGCGGGCGGCGATCTGCTCCTGCGTCCAGCCGCAGTCCTCGAAGAGCTGGCTCATGGCCTGATCTTCGTAGGCCACGACGTTTTCGCGCTTGCGGGCGGCTTCCAGGCGGATCGCCTCCAGCCGGGTATCAAAGTCCTGCTCAGACATCATGACGTTCTCCTTTCGTTGTCGTGCTCTGAAAAAGGGGAGGGAGTCTGGTCAGAGCCCGAACTCCTTTCATAGTTATCCAGACCCCTCCCCTCTGGGGTTCAAAAGCGTTCCCAGGTAAATCCCGTGCTGTCCGGACCGATGGACAACCCCTGCTCGGCCTGGCGCCTGTACAGTTTCAATCCGCCCCCAGCTCGAAAGCCAGGGGAGTGCTCCGACCGCCCCCCAGCGGGGCCTTGCCTATCTGTCCCACACGGGATCTGCCAGATCGTTTGGGTCGAGGGTCCGGCCCGCCGCCGCCTGACGGGCATAGATCATTACGCGCCTGCTCCGCTCAACCGCCTGCTCCCCTGCTCCCTCCCGGTACGCCTGGAGCGGCGTACCGTGGGGCCCCAGGACGACCCCGGGCGCGCGCCCGTTGTTCGGGCGGTGGTAGCCGCTGCCGGCGCAGGCAAAACAGCGGCCGCCGTACAGCGCCAGGTTGCGGCGTCGACCGCAGATCGAGCAGGGCTCAGGCGGCCGGCCCTTCCTGGTCTGACTGCCGCGCTTCCTGGACATGCCCTGTCCTCCGTGCCACGGGTGGGATCGCCCCCGGGAGCCAACGAGACTCCCACTGCTGCTGGCTCTTCCGCACCGCCCCGTGCTCTGTGTTGGGTCAGAGGGGGTGGTACCCGACAGCGGCGCCGGGCGTCCGGCGGGGGCCTACGTGCTAGCCGCGCAGGGCCAGGGCCCGCCGCACCTCGTCCAGGAGCAGCGGCCGCACCAGGGTCCAGCTCACGTGGTCCACCCAGTCGAGGAACCGGTTGCAGCCGGCCGGCTCGCCGAGGCGCTGGTCGATGGCCGCGCACAGGTCGCCCACGTACTCGTCCACCTCGCCCACGGTTTTCAGGCCATCCCCTTGCCAGCCGGTGTAGCCCAGAGGACAGGCAGCCTCGACCTCCAGATCGCCCAGATGGGGGGCAGGGGCTGGCAAGGTGGTTTCCCCCTGGATCAGGCGCGGGTCGCCCTCCACGAGTCCGCGTTCCAGGGCCCGCAAGCCCTCGGTGGACAGCTCCGGCGCCACAGCGTCGCGCCAGACGTGCCGCCAGAGCTCGACGTGTTCATCCAGCATGATTCTCTCCTTCTCTCAAAAAGGGGGCCGCCCCGTGTCAGCCCTCCCCGGAGCCGGGGCCCGCCCCTGGCAACGCACCAGGGGGCACGGGCCCTCGGGGCGGCCCCCAGGTCTTACGCCTGCCCCGCCGCCCGGAGCGCCGCCGCCAGGCCCGCCAGGTGGCGACAGCGCCGGTCCGGCCGCCGCTGGGCCCGGTACAGGTAGTCCCGACAAGTGCAGGAGCCCTGGCGCAGGTCCACCGTATGCGTCTCGCGCGCCCGCTCGCCCGCACCCTCCTGCACCCATTTGGTGAGGCGGTAGCCTGTCACCTCGCCGCCCTCGTCCACGATCCGCTCCACCCAGTAGTCCGCCGTCTGCGTCTCGGTGGCGACCCGCAGACACGCGGTTCCCTGGGCCAGGGCCGCATCAAGGGAAACGGTCGTGCCAGGCCGGAACCAGCGGGCCACTCCGGTGACGTTGGGTAACGCGGCGGGTCGGTTCTTCACGGCGGACATGGTCGAGACTCCAGGCAACGTTCTTGACTCATCTACATCTCTATTGTAGCAAGGCCAGGCGACTTGTCAACACCGGTAGTCCGTTTTGTAGACACTGTTTCCGAACCCATGATTTACTCCGGGGTGGGCAGGTAGCGCAGGGCCGCAGGGGCCTGGACAGGCTCCTGCCAGGGCAAACCCGGGTAGCCGCGGCGACGGTGCAGGAGGTTGTCCTTTTCGTAGACGGCGCAGCCGGCCGCCAGAGCAGCGGCGTGCAGCTCTTCCACCCAGGCCCGCGGCGGATGCCACTCGGGGGTTTTCGTGGACTCGCTGGCTCCGCCCAGCACCACCCAGTCAAAGGCCCCCAGGTCGGTGAAGTGCAAGGGCTCGATGAGCGGCTCGCAGGACAGCCACTTGACACCGGCCTTCACCTTGCGGAAGGCACGCTCCGCGTTCTTCACTCTGGCCTGACAGTCCACCGTGGTTCCGACCCAGGTGTTCTCAGGGAAGTCGAATTCCGCCATGCGGATCGGGAACTTGGTCAGGAAGAGAAAGGTCCACTGAGGACAGGCGCGCACGGTGTCGAGGACAGCCTCGATCCACTCCGCCGGCACCCAGCGGCCAAACAGGTCGGCCATGCTGCAAGTGAAGACGTTGGCCAGCCCCTGGGCTCGCACCCGGGCGTCGGGACTGGAAGAGTCAGCAAGGGCCCGGATCTCCTCTTCGGGAAAGCGTGTGTTCTGTGGAGCCTTGAGCCGGCCAGGATAGAGAGAAGGGATGAACCCTTGATCGTAGTGGAGGTTAGCTATGTCCCGAGCGTAGCAGTAAGGACAGTTGTGCTCGCACCCCGTCACCGGGTTCCAGGACCACAGGGCCCATTCGATCTTGGCACTCTTGCCCTGATCAACCAGCTTGCTATCGCCTGCCGCGGTCAGGAAGCGCTTGCGGGTCTGCTTGCCTGTCTCTTCCCACTGAGTCAGAGTGACGTGCTCGGGGAGGGGTTCCTCGACGGGCACAGCCTCGCCCTCTCCTTCGTTGGCATTGCCCTTGATGCGTGCCCACTCCGCTTCGGCAGCCTCCCAGTCTTCTTCGGACTCCAAACTAATCACGGTGATTAGTTTGGCGAATTGCATATACCGGCTGGCATGGGGTTGAGAAAACTTCACGTTCTTCTTCAGCCACGGCAGCCACTCGCCGTGCTTGCACTTCGCCCTGGCCCGGATCAGTCGCTCGCCTGCCGTGTGATAGTGCAGGAGGGCTTGCCGCATATCCTTGCGGCCGGCCTCGTGCTCAGCGTTGATCTCCTGTGCCAGCGCGGCCAGTTCGTCCTCAGCGGGGCGGACGATGGCGGGCGGGTCCAGGGGTAAGGGATGGCGCATGTCGCTTACTCCTCGAAGAGAAGCCCCTGCCCGAAAGAATCTGGCAGCGGCCGGAGGTTCTCCAGTATCCAGCGGCCCTCCCGCGAGCGCACGGGAAACCAACCCTTGTAGTGGTGGTCGTGCCCACGTTTATGAGTTCGCCCCACCAGCTGCACGAAGAAGTCGCGGTTGGTCCGGGGCGGACTGCGGATGTACCACTCCCGGCCCGCGCCGAAGCGCGGCAGCCACTCCACCAGGTTCGGCCAGTCCGCCCAGCGCGAACCGTCCCCGTGCCGCCTCTTCTCGCCCTCCCCGCGGAGGAGGACGCTGGCGTTCAGGTTCATGAGGCAATCAAACTTCGGGAAGGCGGAGTGGAACTGTGCCAGTTGCGGCAGAGGCCAGCCACCATCCCGGATAGCGTTGGGGTCGCACAGGACAAGGCCCATTGCGTGCTGTGGGTTTTCCTGGGCAGCAATGACGGGAGCGAGCCAGGGCAAGAACTCGGCGTTGTTCTGACACCTTACCTCCCAGGTAGACCGTTCAGGCATGGGCAAGGGTCCCAACCTCTCCTTTAGCTCCGTCGCCCAGCGCGGGTCCTTCTCAACGAAGAACGCACGGAACCAACGCTTCTTCTCGCACAGGACATTCAGAAGGACCAGCGGACTACCGGGGTGGTCGATACGGTGCAACCAGCCCGGACCCGCATTCAGGTCCACAACCCACAGCGGCCAGTCCAGCAACTTTTTGGATATGTCAACGCTGATGCGGCACTGATCGGCAATCCCGTCTTCCTTGCGCGGCGTGTCGGGCCCCTGGCCCGGTTCGTCGGTATCTCTCATGCCCTGGTTCCTCGATGACCTCCGCTGCTTGACTGTACCTCCGTCCACACTACAATTGTAGTGACACTATGTAGACCGGACAACTCTGGTCTACAGAAAATGTTCCAGTTTGGCGTATGACGTTGACAGCCAAGCCTTTGCGTTTAGAATGGATTGACACGAATTCAGGAGTGTATACAATGCCATCCATGTCAAAGCGTAAACGACCTGGCCGACCGGCGAGCGAAAATCGCCCGGTGCGAGTCGGTCGGCACATCAATATCTGGATTGACGCGAAGATTGGTGCCGCAGTGGACGCCTACATCGCTACCGTGGAGCCCGCAACCTCGCTGACGGCCGTGGTGGAGCTGGCCCTGCGCCGCTATCTGGAAAGCCAGGGCCAGTGGCCCCCCACCTCGACCTAGCCAATCCCGGCCCGGTCCAGATCCTTCCCGGCACGCTGCTGGGCAGCCTGGTCAAGGTGATGGCCTGGCCGATGTCGTCCCCCAGGGCCAGGGCTGCTGTGTCCTTGGTGGTTTTCATGGGTGAACCTTGACTGTCAGCGCGTTGTCAACGGGATCGGTCTGCGCCATGGAAGGCCCTGCCCTTGGGACACCCATTCGGGATCGGTCTGCGCCATGGGAGTTTACCTGGTGTGCTCTGGCCTGGCAAGATAGGATTGGGTTATGCTCCCTCGTAAGTGGTTAGATAACCCAGCACCAGTTAGGGCAGGACGGGACAGGCCACGGGCGGGCCGTACCTACGGCCCTTTCCGGTAGACGCCGGTACGCTGCCGGGTGGTCAGCTCCTGACCCACTGGTCCGAGACTGACCACCCTTTTGGTCAAAGACTATCCCTATCTGTACAGTAGTCTACCGCATGAGACAGCGTATCTCCCCTGACGGCGCGAGATACGTCAATACCCGTATTGGCACGCGAAGTGCATTATAGACAAGCGATGAGGGGGAAACACAAGACAACACAAGGGAGAACGAACGATGACCTACCTGCGTGAAATGGCCGACGGCACTAAGATTGAGTATCGCCGCTTCCCGTGGCACTCCACCATTCTGCACCTGGAACACCGCGTCCTGCGTCCTGACGGTACGCCATACGACGAAACGTGGTTCCCAGTGACGGACAGTCACCTGCTGTCCTTGCAGCAGCAGGGCTCCGATATCGTGGAGATCCTGGCACAGGAGGGCGAGCTGTGCTGACGGAGAGAAGCGGTCGAGTCCCCGACAAGCGGCGCCAGGGAGCATGCCCCTGGCGGGGGCCTGGAAGAGAAGAGGCAGCGCGGCGAACCACGGCTACACGGTGGCGTTCACCTGACCAGGGGCGGAAACCTGGCCCTCGAGGAGTCAGAGGTTAACTGGCCCGTCCGACCCGGACGCAAACGCGGCACCTGTGGCGAACCACGAGGTTAACGGTGGCAGCACCTGCCGGGGCGGAAACCGGCCAGCGACGACGGCTGCAATGGTCGTGCTCCTGACAAGCGGCAAGCCGGGTGCGAGCCCCGGCGGGAGTCCTGTGCGGAAGAGAGGAAGAGGAAAAGTGGAGTCTGCCGGGCGGCGAAACACGCCCGGCAGACCCAGACACCGAGAGAGACTGCGAGGACCAGCGATGACCATTGTACGCGACGGTTACTTTGGCGGCGAGGCCGATCCCTGCCGCCCCGCTCTGGACTGGGACAGCCCGGCTCTTTGCCCGGGTTGTGGCGCCTGGCACGTGCTGGGCGGGCTGGAGGTCGGCCTCGACAGCCAGGGCGAAGTGCAGCTGCGTTGCCCCGGCTGCGTGCCCTGGACGAGTCTTGCCCTGGCCCGACACGCAACCTGAGAGGACCCGCCCCTTGCCCTGGACGAGTCTTGCTGGACAACCAGGGGCCGGACCCGGAGGCCCTGGACGGCCCCCTGGACGAGCCGGCCGCCCTGCCCTGGGCGCCTCGACCGCCAGTGCCCCCTCTGGAATGCTCGGGCGGAAGTCGCAGGGTTCAGCGTAGGTGTGTACGGTGCCGCAAGCTGGACAGGGCATGTTGTCTCTCCTTTTCTCAGACGCCCAGCCGGCCAATCGAAAAGTGCAGGCCGGTCACGTTCAGGGGAACCCCTGCATCGTGTACCACCTCCACCCGGACAAAGTCCGTGGACCCCATCTTGATCTGAGCGGTGACGGACTGAAGAAGGATGGTACTGGTCGTCAGCTGGCTGCGAACTTGCCCGAAGTATTTGCCGTCCGAACGGACCAGAGACACATCACGGTGCGTTCCCCCGCCAGAGGACCATGACATGTTGGCCGTGACCTGGAAATAGCCCGCCGCCGCCGGTGCCATCCTGTCCGGCGCCGCCGACTGCCAGTAGTTGTCCACGTCCCAGTCTTCTACAGCCCAGTTAGCATAGATGATAGGACCGCCGGTGGAGACAGTCTGGGAGGACCCGGACACACTGGCCCCGGAGAATGCCGCCGTCGCGCCGCCGCCGCCGCCGCCGCCCGTCCCGGGCACCAGGGCCCACCAGGCGCCGTACCTGTCGCGGACCACCGGGACGACCGCGCTGGCAGCGATGGCCGCGGCCGAAGGGTTCCACACCTTCTGAGTCTTGCGCGTGGTGCTGATGGCACCCGTGCTCGGAGTAAGCAGGTAGATGGTGCAGTCGGCCCCGGCAAAGGTGCTGCTGGCCCCGGAGCCCGTGGCTGCGGCGATACCGCCTGCCGGCACCAGGGCCAGGTAGCAGGGTGCTGCCGCGGCGAGCGGACCGGCCGTGGGATCGCCTCCCTGCGGGCCGGGGTCGCGCTTGACCCGGGCAATCACGCTCTGGAGGACCTGCACGTCCCGGTCGGTGAGTACGCTTACGTCTGGCACGGCTTGCTCTCCGGAATGCCCTACAAATGAGTGGCGAGAGGGCTGCCGACTTCAGTCGGCAGGTGAATCGCCACCCCTGCCCCAATTTGGTGAATCCCTGTTCAGTCCCACGCATCTAACTCTCTGTATCTGTCGTCGTGGTAAGCCGGCGGTACACGGTACATGCCCAAAAGGGCCTTGCGGTTTCTGCCGCGTCCAACCCTGCCGGAGCCAGGAGACAGGCCGAACAACGTTTCGGTACACCCACGCCAGGCGTGGGCTGGCCTGGACGAGGCCAGTGGGAAATGGGTCGGAGTTGCCACGGGTAGTCTCCGGCGCCAAGCGTAAAGGCTATACGAGCCTTGCCCCAAGAAGCCGCCTGCTTTAGCTGGCGGTGTAGTCACGGCAAGGGATCGGGGACCTGGAGCGCCGTCGGGAAGTCGGTTTCCGCGTAACGTTCCACCTTGATCCAACCCGGGGGGACCTGCGACAGGTTGCGGACGAAGTCCCCGACCGCATAGGCCACGGCCGCATCGTAGTTGCCCTTGTCGGTCAGGCCGGCCGCCGGCAACGGACACCACGTAAGCAAATCGTTGGCCTTGGGGGCATAGGTGGCACGCTGGGCCGTACACACCCAGTAGCTGCCCGAACCGATGGGGTACTCGACCAGATCGCCCCTGTGGTTGTCGTACGTGGACAGCCAGGGGACGAACTGGTGCAAGGCGGGAATGGGAACCCACCACCCGCCATTGGACAGAGGGACGTTGGTGGCGGCGACGATGGCGCAGAACTGCTGCTGGTTGGCAGAGATCGTCCCCGCCGGGATGCCCGCGCCATTGAGGACCACCCGCCCGGCGTTGCCGTTTCTGTCAACGTAGCTGACGAAGTGCGTCGGATTCGCTGGATCGGGCATGGTGCCGAACTGGTCGATGGGCAGGGGCTGCCACATGATCGGGTCAGCCGGCCGCGGCGGGCCGCCCGTGGGCGGCGCTGGCGGCGCGGGCTGACCAGAGGTGAACTGCCACTGGCCGTAAAGGACTTTCGTGCCCTCGTCGAGGAGGTTGCGATCCCAGCCGTTCCAGTTGCACTCAAACGTCAGGGAGCGCGTCAGGTAGACAAGTAGGTTGGCGTAGTACTTGCGCTCCACCTGGGCCTCGCCCAGCTTGATGGTGCGGGGCGGCAGGCCCCACATGGTCTTCTGGTTCACCGTCTGGAAGGACTGTACCAGGCCAGCAATGTCCACCGCGGCGAGGTTCTGCACGATGCGCACGCTCAGGGTGCCCGAGTCAAACTCGATCTGCTTGCCGCGCAGACGCTCCCAGCAGGAGTTGTAGACGGGCCAACCAAATCTATCCTCGACGGCCTCGGCAGTCGTTTTAACAAATGTGTATGTTATCTGGGGCGGTTCGGACAACGGATCGCCGACCGGATTCTGCTGGTCACGGTGCCAGGGCTTTGTCGTGGCCGTGAACTCGGCAGTGTACCACAGGTAGGGCTCCTCGCCGAGCACCGGGTTGATCGTCACCTGCGGGGTGATGAAGGCCCAGGGGTCCGAGTCGTTGCCGATGGCCCAGGGCTGGCCGATCTGCGGCAGCCCCGGGCAGGCCAGCACCACGGCGGGCCCGTCGTTGACATCGGTGCATTGGACGAGGCAGACAAGCTTGTAAGTGCGGTGGCCGTCCTCATCGCGCGTGCAGGACCAGGACTTCGGGCCCTTGTAAGTGGCGGTCAAACGGAAACCTCCCCAAACGGTAAGGGTTGCTGCACCCGGGACAGGCGCCGTTCGGCAATGGCATGGTACTCGGGCACCTTCTCTATCCCGATGTAGCTGCACCCCTCCCGCAAGGCCGCCATGCCGACCGTGCCGCTACCCTGGAAGGGGTCCAGCACGGTCCCGCCCGGCGGGCAGACGTACTTGACCCACCAGCGGCACAGGGTTAGCGGCGTGCCCGCACCGTGGCCGTTGGCGGCGGCTGAGTGAGTGGAGCTCGTGCTGGGCAGAGGGATCAGGTTAAAGGGGGTGACACCGCCCCGCTCGTCCGCAACAGCCGCACAGCGGCCATTCCGCATGTTCAGGCCAGAGGGGCGATATCGCAGCGCCCGGTCGCTTCGATCCATTGCCCTGTTGCTTGCCGATTCAGACCACAACACCGCGGATTGATCCCGGTAACACGAGGACACGCCACACCACACAAGGGCCTTCACCGAGGGGCGCAACAGGCCCACGTCCCTCTGACAATGCGCAGTTGGCGCCGTCACGTGGTTCCACCACCACACGTCCTGCACCATGTTCCAATCCCGGCATACCCAGGCCATGAACTCCCACAACCACGGGCGCATGCGCCCCAGGCGTTCGCTGTTGGGCTGGAGCACGAACACCGCCGACCCCGAGGGTTTCAGGAGGCGACGCACCTCGCCGACCACCGGCCGCACAAGTGCCCACCATTCCGCCTCGGTCAGGCGCCCGTAGGCCCTGTCGATCTCCGGGTAGGGCGGGTCGGTGATTACCGCGTCCACGCTGCCCGCAGGCAGGGTCGGCAACACCTCACGGCAGTCGCCCAGGATGGAACGGGATTCCTGCACGGTCTAGACTCCGCCGAGGTTGGCCGGCTGGACCAGGGCCAGCGGCTTGCCAACCAGGATTTCCATTGCCTGGGCCATGCGCCTGAGGAGGTCTACCTGCTGCTGCTGGTACTCCAGCATTTCCCGCGACTGAGCGCCCCCGCCCACTGCCGCAGGCGCCAGCTGGCTGAACTGCGTCTCAATACGGCTGACGGCCTCCGCGGTGCCGTAGGCTGCCGCTTCCCAGTGGACGACGGGCTTGAGGTGAATGGGAATCGGTTGCCTGTACTTCGACGGGTCCAGCCACGGGACTTCCTTCTGAACCTGCTCCTTGCCAGCAGCAGCCGCCTCCTGAGCAGCTTTGGCCGTCAGGGCAGCCCGCTCGGCGTACAGGCCCTTGAGCTTCCGGCCTGCGTCCGTAACCTCCTGGTGGCGGAGCTGACCCATGTTGCTGGCGTGGTCGCGCTCCAGCTGTTCGGATTGATCCCGGTATTCCTTGTCAGACAGCCACAATTCCGCCTTCGTCTCTATCCAGATCTTTTTGATCCAGTAAGACGCGTTCTCCATGGCCATGGCCAGACCACTCGTTACCTTGTGCCAGAACGACGCGATGGCGTCCACCGACGTGTAGAAGGTAAGCTTTATTTGCACCCAGGCAATGTCCCAGGCCAGGCCGATGTCCTTGGCGGCCAGGGCGTCCTTGATGCCCTTCCAGGCCGGCTGGAAGAAGGCCACAAAGCTCCTGAAGCCGCTGCCAATGGTGCTCATCACGTCGGCATTGTCCAGCAGGGCCGCGCCGATGGCAACCAGGGTGGCCAGCAGGGCGGCAAGAATGAGCGTTGTCGGTCCTATCACAGTGCTCCCAAGGGCCCAGAGGACACCAAAGAGCGCGGTCACCGCGCCCGTTACAACCCCAATCACCGGGCTGAGCACGGTAAAGGCCAGTGTCACCGCCCCGATGGCTGCCCCCCACGCCAGGAACTCGGCAATGGTCTTCTTCGCCTCCGGCGACAGCCCTTTCAGGAATCCCACGATGGCCCGGGTCCAGTCGATAATTTGATTGGTCAGACCCTTGAGGTCGAGGCCCTCGACCAGGACGTTGCCCAGTTCCGCCAGGGCGATCTGGACGTTGTCCACCATCGTGCTGAACAGCCCGCCCAATGTCTGCGACTGCTTCTCCAGGCGCCCGGCCAGGGTGCCGCCTGCGGCGGAGGCCCGCTGGAAGGCCGCCAGCACCAAGTCAGCGCCCACCCGGCCCTGCTCCATGTCAGCACGCAGCTGGGTCATGCTGCGCCCGGTCAGGGCCGCCATGTCCTTGAGCGGGTTGAATCCTGCATAGGTCATCATGCGCAAGGTGTAGCCCGTGGCCCGGCCTTGCATGATCATGTGTTCCATCGCCAGGGCCATCTGGTTCATCTTCTCGGCCGACCCGCCCGTGGCGTTGCCCATCATTTCCAGGAGCGGAACCAGGTCCTGGGCCTGCGCTCCGGCCTGGGCCAGCATGCGCGTCGCGGGCAGGAGGTCTGTCATCTTGAACGGCGTGCGCGTGGCGAACGCCTGCAGGTCCTGGAAGACCTGCTTGCCCTTCTCGGCGGAACCCAGGAGGACCTCCAGGTCCACCCGGGCGGACTCGAACTGGGCGGCGAACTTGACACCGGCGATGGCCGCGCCGATGGCCGTGAAGCTGAGACCAACCTCGGCGAGAATGGTGCTGGCCGCGCTGGCGAAGCTCTGGGTGGCGGACTCGGCCTGCTTGAGTGCCGACAGGTAGCTCGACGGGTCGCCGATCAGGCGCGTGACCAGGCGGGCGATTTCGGCTTCGTTCAACGCGGCCTCCCTTCCCCATCCAGCCCGGCCGCGGCGAACCAGCGGGCCTTGGACCAGGCTGTCGCCTCCTCACGGGTCAGGCGCTTCTGACCGGGTCTCTCGAAGCGCAGGCGGAAGTCCTCGGGCTTGACCCGACCCGGGTCCTTCATCATGAAGCGGCGCACCTCGCAGGCGATCTGCATGAGATACCAGTCGCCACGGTCGGGAGTGCTCATCTGTTCGTCGAGCCACTTCAGCCAGGCCAGGAGTTGACGGTTCGAATGGGTCCTCAGGCACCGTCCGATAGGCATGCGGAGGTGGCTGGCGAGGCGGAACCAGGCGGACAGGTAGGGTCCGTGGGCTTGCCCTCAGCCTCGCGTTTCTGCCTGACCCGTTCCAGCTTCTCCGCCAAGTCCTTCTCCTGATCGGCCAGGGACGATTCGGGTTCATCGAGATCGGACAGCCTCTTGGCTTCCTGGAAGAGCGCCCGCAACACGCGGTTGGGCCAGCCGGCCAGGACGGCAATGGGCGTCTTCCTGCCCGAGGCGTCCACCAGGCATTCGTTGATCAGCACCAGCTCGGCATCGGCAGCGCCCTCCAGGCGTTCGGCCTTGCCCTCGGCGTTGAAGCGGGCCGCCTTGATGACGGCGTTCCGGAACTTGCGGGCGGCCTCGCCGTTGGCCTCACGCAGGACGTAGTCCTTGCCGGCGATCTTCACCGGGGTCTCACGCAGGTCGAGCGTATCGAACTCCACGACTCGTCCTCCTAGCTTTGCAGGAGCCAGTATTGCACCAGGACCGTTCCTGCCGCCGCTACCCACTTCATCGTGGTCCCGGGCTTGAGGCGCAGATGTGCCACCTCGCCGGGCTTGATGGTGCCAAAGACTAGCATGGTGCCGGCGTTGTCGGGACCGTAATCCACCGCGTTGGTGGTGTCCAGATTGTACAGGGTCAAAAGCCCGGGAGTGGTCACGCTGCCCAGGGGCAGAGGGCTGGCCGTGGTCGTCACGCTGGCCACGCCGGAGGAGGCGCCCACCGCAGTCTGCGAAACCGTCGGGGCCGCGTTGAACTGGTTCTGGTATTTGCCGTTGGCACAGCGGACGCTCAGGTTCACGGAGATTTCGTTGGCCACGCTTCCCTCCCTCCCGGTCAGGGTCCTGGTGTATATACTGGTGGTGCTGTTAAGCCACTTGCCGGGTCTTCATTGGTAATCGAGAATACGATGTTGGCCTTGCCCGTCGTGCCCTCGCTCATCTCTTGCGGTTCGAACTGGCGCAGGAAGCCGTAGGCTGCCAGCGTGGACCCGTCCGGGAAGCTGACGGTGATGGTGTCGCGCTTGTTGATCAGCGCCAAAATATTCGTATAGACCGATGCGTTGTAGAGGGCCGTGCACTTCACGTCGCCCATGGTGATCAGGGCCCGGGGCGCCTTGTTGCGCCAGGTCACGGAATGCATCGTTGTGGTGTCGATGGCGTCCATGCCATCAAGCGCCGGCGGCGTGACTGTCACCTCCCAGAAGGCCGCCGTGGGGGCGCTGTTGATGGTGATTTTGGTTGGGAAGCCGTCGCCCATGGGTGGGGCCGACGGCGTGCCGCGGGCAATGGGTGCCGGAGGTGTCGCTGCCACGGTTAACTCCCCAGGGACAGAACCCCGTTGATGGTAAAGATTCTACGCATGTTTATCGGATTGTCCGTTCCCGCGTAGAGCACGGGGGACGTGCGGTGGACCGCGTGGATACCGCCCGTCCTCAGCACCGCGTCCAGGGCCAGGGCAATGCGTTCTGCCCGGTCATAGCCATCAGGGTAGTGGGCGGAGCGCACCCGCACCTGGAAGCCCGGCCGTTCCACCCGGCTGCCGTCGATCATGGTGCGGGCCACGTCCTGGCCGGCCACGTCGTAGACCGTCACGAAGTCGTCCGGGGCATTCAGCTCGCGCGACACGGCCGAGTCGGTGGCCGACACCAGGCCCTGGACCATGAGGAGGGCATACAGGGTTTTCGCCGGCGAGTCGGTCAAGGTCCGCCCTCTACGACTTTTCCTGAAGCTCTGAGGGCCCCGGTATCCACCGGCACCAGTTCCTGCGACGCTTCCAGCAGCACCTCCGCCGCGGCCCGGATGGCCTCCGGCCAGGTGCGCCCGGCCCGCCAGGCCAGGGCGGTAGCCGCGGCCATTTCCCGGGTCTTCTGCCGGGCGGGCTGTTCGAGGAACTTCGCCTGCCCGGTCGGGTGGTGCACGTCGAGGCGTTCGTGAACGAAAATTCCGTAAGGCGAGTCATAGATTACACTTACGCTAGCAGCCGTGCGTCCGGCACGCTGGGCATACCGACCCAGGACGCGCAGGAGATCCTCCACTCCGGATACGTCGGCACGAACCGGGTCAGCCACGGTACACCGCCCTCCGGATGCGCACGTAGGCCGACGCCTTGAGCCGTCCGGTCTGGACGGGCACCAGCGGCAGGGAGGCGGAGAGAAGTTCCTGCCCGGCCGCCAGGAGAGACCCACGAACGCCAACGCCTTCCTGGTAGGCTTCCTGGGCCGTCTCAGGAAGGGCCTCGGGCAGGAGGGCGTCCAGGGGCCGGGACAGGAAGTGCCTGCCCGCCATCTTGCGCGTGCCGCCCTCGACAAAGTCGGCGTAGGGGGCGGAGTAGCCGACCTCGACGGACGAGGTCCCGGGGATGCCCAGCTCATGCGCCGTGATGCGCACCGAGGTCGGTGCTGACACCGGCGCTGCCGCCTTCTTCTTCCTGGCCATCGCCATCCTCCTCCTCTGGCAATTCCACCACCAGGTCTTGCCTGTCCCGGCCACCGTCGAACAGCGGTCCGTAGCCCACTCCCAGGCAATGCGGACTGAAATACAGGCACTCCCGGGACGAATTGGCACGTCCGCGCTGATTAGCATGGTTACCGTAGCCGCCCTGGGTCTTCCAGCGCACGCGCGTCCAGCCCTCCGGCATGGTGAAAGAATCGTAACCACACAGGCAGATGCGCAGGCGCGAGTCGTCCCCGTGAGACAGCGCCCAGTCGCGTACCCGAGAGGCCACGCTCAGATCGTCGTTGTCCCCGTAGCAACGCGGGTCTCTGTCGTCTGCCAATCCGTAGGGCGGGTCCAGGAAGACGGCCGTGAGCCCCTGTTTCACCGTCGGTGTCGGCCCACACACCCGGGACCAGTCCCCCGAGCAGATCCGCACCCGCCTGAGACGGTCGGCCAGGGCGCGGAAGTATTCGTGAAGCTGCTCTCCCCGCTTCCAGTGCATGCCATTGCCCTCGGGGCCCAGGTGTGGCAGCTGGCGGTTGACGCCCTGGCCCGCGTGCCACAGGTGCGGCCGCGGGCGGTTGACGCCCTGGCCCGTGCCGGGGTGTTGCACTAGCCGGCGCTCGCCGTCCACTTCCTCGACCTGCCAGGGGCCCGCGCCTGAACACCACCCGCTTCCTATCCAGCAGCACAATCCCCAGCACCACCAGCCTGCCAGCTTCCCGTCAAAGTAGTCCGGGTCGGCGATCAGGCGCTCCGTCAGCCCCGCCTTCTCCTCGACCAGGCGCAGGTGACGGGCGTGCAGATCCAGTTCCGCCACCGGCCAGTCGGCATGGTGCGCTACTCCCTCCGGGTCGGCCTGGAGGGCCCTCCAGAAATTGCACAACAGGCCGTCCACGTCGTTGACAGTCTCCGTCCCCACGAAGGGTTGCGGCCGGGCCAGCAGCACGGCGCCGGAACCGAAGAAGGGTTCCACGTAGTTCCGCACGTCGCCGAAGAACTGCCACACCAGGGGCGCCACCACGCTCTTGCCGCCGTAGTACGGGAACGGAGCTTTGAGGACCTTCGGCATGCCGAGCCTCCTCATGCCAGCGGCCGACTGCCTAGCCGCACGCTGTACCGTACCGCCCGCCCCTTCACGTCGGGGACCTGGCTGCACGTCACCACGCGCAGGTCCCCCGAGGGCAGGGGCGCGTCCTCCAGCCGTCCGTGCTGGACAAAGCTACCGATGGGAAGGGACCGGTCCAGGCCGACGGTGACAGTCGTTGCCTGGTTCCCTTCGCTTCCGGTCTCACCTTCCGTGACTTCCCATCGGCAGCGGGCCTCGTAGGGGGGGCCCGTGGGGCACTCCCCGTAGACGTCGGCCGGGCCTGGCTCCCAGACGACGCAGGAATCAGTCAGGTCGCTCACCTCGACGCCTGGCATTACCACCCTCCCAGGTAGGTGGCACTGGCCAGGTCCACCAGGCCGCCCGCCACCTGGCCCAGCAGTCCCGTGGGGTCCAGGGATACCGCCGTCTGGCCGTACCTGGTGCTCTCCAGGTACATACCCGTCTTGCCCTGGAACGTCCCCGAGGCCCCGCCCGTGGACTTGGCGGCGTAGGTTTGATCGGAGCAGGCGTAGAAGTGCGCCGCCAGCCAGCGTTCGGGCAGCTCCAGGCCGGGGTCGGCAGGGTCCATCTCCCCCAGCTGAGCAGCCCTGTCCACCAGGGCCGACGCCGTGGCGATGAACGGCGTCAGGTCGTTGCCCTGGCCGTAGTCCTGGAGCAGGATGCCCTTCACCAGATCAGGGGTGGTGCGCGGCGGTATCAAAAATTTGCGGGCAAGGAAGCCGCCGACTTCAGTCGGCGGAGGAATGCCCGCCCTCCCTTGCAGTACCTACCAACCTGTTTTTCTTCGAGTCGGTTGGCTACACTCGTCTCTGTCGGTGCTAAAGGTTACCCGCCACAGACACGGCGGGGTGGTAAAAGCACGAGTGCCGTCGGCAGAACCAGCCTCGCAAGGCACCCCTCGGGGACAACAGCTTGAGGCGTTCAGGGATCAAGGTTCTCCCACGCTCCTGTCCTGGAAGGGCAGGTTGGGCCGCCCCAGTAAGCCGGCCCCAAAAGCAGCCGCGAGGCGTTCTCTATTAACGCTCGCGAGCTGCAAAGCTGTCGCCTTCAGGCGACAGTTGCTTACCAGATCGGGCGTCGTCCTGGGCACGGTTCACCTCCACCAGCGCCGCCCGCGGACGTCAACAACCACCCCCCCGCCGTAGGGGTAGCCGTAGGGGTAGCCGTAGGGGTAGCCGTAGCCGGGGAACGCGAAGGGGTCCGCGTAGCCGTAGGGGCTGACGTAGCCGTAGGGATAGCCGTAGGGGAAACCGTAGCCAGGGACCGCGAAGGGGCTTACCACGGGTGCTCGCCAACCCCAGCCACCAGGGCCCGGGTAGACGATCACGTTCGTGCGGCGCCCGCCGAAAAACTGCGCCTGGGCGGGCGCGGTCAGACCCGCCCAGAACGCAGCTGCCATGAGGACCAGCACCAGACATCGTACCATGTTCAACCTCCTCCCACCCCGAAGGGCAAGGGCTGGTCAACGTGCAGCAAGCGTTTCTGGGCAATGGTGTGATAGTCGAATACCTTCTCGATGCCAACGTAGCCGCACCCTTCACGCACGGCTGCCATGCCGACCGTTCCCGTTCCCTGGAACGGGTCGAGAACAACGCCGCCTGGAGGACAGAGATAGCGGACCCACCAGCGACACAATTCCTGGGGAGTGCCAGCCCCGTGGCCGTTGGCCCCCGCCGAGTGTGTGGAGTCGGTATTGGGCACGGGGAGGAGGTTGAACGGCGTCACCCCACCGCGGGCGTCTGCGGTAGCAAGGGCACGACCCACTCGGTTATGAGCCCCGGACGGATTGTAGCGAAGCGTCCAATCATCACGACTCCTCGCCCTGCTACTTTTCGCCTGAGCCCACAACACCGCCGCCTGTTCCCGCCAACACGACGACGCCCCGCACCACACACACGCCTTGACTGAAGGCCGCATCAGCCCCATGTCTCGATGACAATGTACCATGGGAAACGCCGCGGGGTTCCACCACCACACGTCTTGCACCATGTTCCAGTGCTCACACACCCACAGCATGAAACGCCACAACCACGGCCGCATGCTGCCGACATGCTTGCTATTGGGCTGGAGAATGAACACTGCCGACCCCGTAGGCGAGAGCACGCGCCGCACCTGGACCACCACGGCCATCATCAGGTCCCACCACTCCTCCTCCGTAAGCCGACCGTAAGCACGGTCGATCTCCGGATACGGCGGGTCCGTAATGACTGCGTCAATACTCTGGCTGTCCAGAGAGAGCAGCACGTCCCGACAGTCCCCCAGGAGCAACCTTACCTCTGGCATGCCATCCCCCTGGTGCCGGCTTCTTCAACGAAGACGCAGGTACTCCAGCCAGGCCCGTTCCAGGTCGTCAACGCCAGGGTAGCCGTAGCACAGCCAGGCGGCACGGTCCCAACCCTGGCGCATGCCGGCGGCAACGAACGCCAGGAAGCGTTGCCGACCGCCAACCTGGACGAGGAAGCTACTCACCGAGTAACCCTCGGCATAGAGCACGACCACATCGCCCGGGTATTCGTCCAGGCGAAACAGGGTCCTGAGCCGGTAGGCCTGCCCCCGGCGCAGGAACTGCCGGGCCAGGGCATCCTGCTCGCCTTGCACGCGGGCATCCTCTGAGAGGATCGCGCCGCCCTCGTCCGCCCAGCGTGGCACCGGACCACGGAAGCAGGCGGCAAAGATGCAGTGCGTAACTTCATGAGGCAGGACGTTGCGGCAAAGCTCTCCGGGCTGCCCCCGAAGTCTCATGTCGATCATGCCGGCGTAGTCGAACGTCGTGGCCCCACCCGATCCGCCCCACGACAGGAACACGCGCACCCGGCAGGGACGGGGCCAGGTCGGCACGTCCCGACCGAGCCACGTCAGAGCCTGCACGTGGCGCTGGTACTCAGCACATTGCCCCACCTGTGCCGCCAGGGCGGGAGTGGGCGCCTCCACCACAAAGTTCGGCGTGCGGTAGGCGGCCCCCGAGAGGAGCACCGCCACCGCCACCAGAGCCGTGCTACCTGACCGGTAGCATCCGGACTTACGGACAACGACCGAGCTGTTCGCCGACAAGGGGCGCTCCCGGGAAAGCCTGAAAGGTCTGTGGCCGCTGCCACTGCACGCCGCCGCCGTAGGGACCCTGCACGTAACCCTGGCCGTAAGGAGACAGCCCCGCCTGGCCCCCCTGGGGCCCATAGATCTGCGTCCCGCCGGGCCCGGTAGTCCAGCCCGCTGTCTGTCCCCCGGGCCCCGTAAAGAAGGCGTAGGAGCCCGTGTCGTAGGGGGAATACGCGGGCAGGGTTGCCGGCAGCTGGAAGGGTAGCTGCCCAGGTGTTGGCCAGGGCTGGACCCACTGATTACCGCCAAAGGTAAAGTCGCGCTGCATGCGCAGGGGCACTCTCAGGTTGATGTCGACGTCCCCGCGCAGGTCGAACCGACCGAAGCCTTGATTCTGGAAGGCGGCAGCACTGCCCGGAACGTAGCCGTAGCCCACGGGCGGGTAGGCGCCTCCTCCCGGAGGGAAGGAAAAGCCGCCACACCCCTGAGCCGCGGACGTTCTGGCCCCTCCCAGAAGAGCCGCCACCACCAGCAGGCAGCGGCCTTTTAGACGCATGCTTTGGCATACCATCGCGCTACCTCCTCTGTCGGAACCAGCCGGCCTAGAGCCCCAGCGGCCGCTTACCAGCCCTTTTTGTGCCTGGCCTCCTTCTCGGCCGGAGAAGACGCCGGCGCCGGGGTGGGTACCGCCGGAGGTTGCCCAGTCCCCGACGGCAAAGGCGCCGGCGTTTTTGCCGCCGACTCGTCCACCTTCGCGTAGCGCTCCGGCTCCTCCGCGGCCAGGTCGCGTTCGGACTCGATCACGTCGCCCGGCCCGAGCATCTTCTGCGGATCGCCCTCAGCGCCCGTGCCCGTCAGGTAGCCGCCCGCCTTCAACCTGAACTGCATGATCCACCTCCCCTGGCCGTCAAGGTGTCGCCGACGTACCGTGCCCGATGCCCGATTTGCCGTTGGTATCTGCTCTCAGTTGTGGCAAAAGTATGCACATAGTTTTAAAGTTCTTCTGGAAGCCCCCAAATGATTCCCACTGCACGGTTTGCACCTCCATGCCGACCACGGCACGCACGGTCTCGACCTGCATCTCGACGATCAGCATGTTCCAGTTGGTCTGGGGCAGGGCGTCGAGGACCTGCACCGACTGGAAGCCATCCACGGCCAGGAGGCGTTGCCGGAGGGACAGATCGCCATAGGTGGTGTTGAACTGCTGGTCGAGGAAGGGCGCCCACTGACTGTTGAAGTACAGCGCGTAGGGCCCGTAGTGGTAGGCGCTGATGAGTGCCTGGCGCAGGGTCAGAATTTCGCTCAGGTTGGTGGGACCGTTCGTACCCGTGGGCACGGTCAAGTTCGTCTTGGTGATGCGCGACGGAAAGTTCACGTAGCCGTAGATGGCCCCGCCGCCGTAGGAGTAACTGCCCACGGTGCCGACCGTCAGGGCCTCGACTGTCTCCGCCACCTTGCGCCCGGCCAGCTCGGCCATCGTCGTATCGAGAGGCATCGGCAACACGCCGTTGCGCGACACCATCAGCTCGCGTGCCGATATGTCGAAGTCCTTGTGGATGACCGGCAGCGGCATGTTGACCAGGTTGAACACGGGCCGGTCGCTGTCGGACCGGCGCATCGGTTCCATCGACACCGTGGCCTTCGTGAGGTCAGTTACGTTCTGGTACTGGAATACGGTGTAGCCCATGCCGTTGGGAATGGTGTATTCCAGCCCGGCCGCCCGGATGTCGGCGAAGGCACGCAGCCGGGACCGAACCGCGCGTACGATGGCGGTGTCCAATAACTGCCACGCCTCCTTCGTGAGCGTGGCCGGGGCGTTCGTTACCAGGGCCTTCGGCTTGCCGCCCTGGTTCTGGGTGATGTAGCTCCTGCCGTCCTTGCCCCGCCAGGGTCGCAGGACGCCAGGGTCAAAGTCCGCCTGCAGCAGGCGGTCGGCAACCTCGCCGTAGCTGCCTGCATTGGTAATCCAGTCAACTGCCACAACAGACCTCCCTGTTTCGTTAGATTACGCGAGCACGCAAGAGCGTGTCCGCTGCCAGCGCTCCGCCGGAGTCCTCCAGCGATCGGGCACACGGCGCCTCGGTCGCTACCTTCTGGAACTTGCCCGTAGCGCCCGCCGACAGGCCGTCGGCCTTGGCAATCGTCTGCCCGCTGGCAACGAGCACGAGGATCACGTCCCCGGGCTCGGCACAGTAGACAAGCGCGGTGTCGCCAATCGCGTAGGCGTCGTTCACCGTCTTGCCCTGAATGGAATCCTCGCGCAATACCTGTACCAAGCCAGTGCCATCCACCAGGCCCGGCGTGTAAGTGTTGCGCATGAAGACCTCGGCCGTGGTGGTGAGGACGACGTTCATGCCCGGGCTGGCCACGGCAGTCAACGGGCCCTCCTCGTAGGGCCCGTCGCCTTGCAGCACAATCGTATTCGAACCTGTCAATGCCGGCATGCGTTGTTACCCCTTCTTCCAGCTGTAAACGGGTGCGAGAAGTGGTTCTTCCTGGCAGGCGCCGGTGGTGCCGCCGGCCAGGCCGGTGTAGTTGTGGACGGGGCGCTCAGGTGGATGGGCAGGGCCCAGGACCCGGGCGATAGCCACCAGGTCGTCAACCGTGTGCCGGTCCAGAATGGCCGCGGCCTGCTGCCTCTGGTCGGTACTGTCCACGTTCTGGAGAATCTGCTCCACGAGGGCGGCCTTCTCCTCTACCTCCCGGCGGGCGGCGTGCTCGACCAGGGCACGCACCCGGGGCGGCGCCTGCCTGAGCCACTCCTCCTCCGTCACGGGTACCGGCGGCGCGGGCGGAGGCGGAGGCGGCGCTGGCGGGGGCGGGGGCGCGGCCGAGGACTGCATCCAGCCGTTCATCAGCAAGAGCTCGCCGTCGCTGAGGGCGGCCAGGACAGGGGCCTCCTTGCCCTTCCAGGGCACGTCCTGGGCACAGGAGCAACCGTTGGCTACCAGCGCCTGCACAATCTCTTGCCGGCGCTCGGGAGCCAGAGGGACAGACTGAGACACGGAAACCTCCTTGTGTTCTTGAAGTACGTTGAGCCCGCAGCCGTCTCTGAGGGAACACGCGCCCTTCCGGTCGGTGAGCACGGCCAGGTGATCGGGGCGCCAGTTGCGGGCCACGCCACGGTAGTCTTTCCCGGCGTGCCGGCCGGGCGCGTCCTCGACCTCGACCCACAGGCCGGTGGACACCTCGACTGGCTTGCCTTCTTCCAGGGCCGCCAGGATAACCGGGTGATCCCGGGCCAGGGCCCTGGTGTCGAAGCGGGCCAGGGCCCGGAGGCCACCGTCCCGGAAGTCGGCCTTCTCCAGGCGACCCAGCAAGGGTCCAACCGCTTGCGTGGGATGACCGGCCGTGACCGGGATGCCATCCCACGAAGAGGCCTCCCGGGCACAGTCCTCCGCCGTGTACAGAAGCGGTCCCTTCGAGCCATTGAGCACTCCGGGACGGATGAGCACCACGGGCGCCAGGATGTCCGTACCCTCCCGGTAGGCGCCCTGGGCCAGGTTGACGACCAGCGTTTCCACGGGATTGGCGGTAAAGTCAGGCACCGGCGGGGCCCTCCGCGGCCAGGATGATGTCAGCGGCGTAGCCGGCCCGCAAGTAGGCGCCGGCCACGGTGTCGTTGACCTCGTCCAGGATGGCCTCGTCCTCCGCGGTCAGTAGGGGAGTCTCTTCGACCTTCGTGGGTTCGGGCATGCTAGGTTGCCTTGCTCTTGTGGGCCTCCAGGTAGTTCGCCAACGTGCGCTGACTGTAGGAGCCGGGAGCGACGTCAAACTTCAGGTTGATGGTGCGACCATTGTGCAACCACCACTGCCGCCCTTCCTTGGAGGCATAGAGGCCGCTCAGGTTGCCCCCCGCTGCCTGCACGTCCCGTTTCAGATTGGACGGCAGTTTGTCGTGCAAGTCACGCGGCACCTTGCCATCATAACCGAACCGCGGCCAGGTATAGTAACCGTTGTACTCATGGTAGGTTTTGTTGGGGTCGGACCCTGCAACGAAGTTTCCCGCGGCCAGTGTATCGATGTGCGTGACACCATGCGTCTGGGCGTTCTCCACCTGTCGGGCCAGCATTTCCAGGCCGGACCCCTTCCCTTTGAAGAGTTCGTTGTGAACGCTTGTCTTGCCCCCGGGTTCCGCGTAAAAAACTCGTTCCCCTTCGTATTTCTCACCAGCACTGTTTGTGCCCTGGAAGCGCACGTACACGCTCTTGTCCTCATCCGGGAGGACTTGCACCCGTGCTCCATGCGGCGCGCCCGCCGCGCTGGCCAGCTTCTGCGCGTCCCAGTGCGGAGCCAGTTGAGCTTTTATCAGGGCGTTGGCGGCGTCCGGGTTTACGATGGTGACGTGACTGGGCCCCATCCCGGAAACCTTGCTGGGCGTGCCCGCCAGCCCGCCCGCCGCCGGGGCTTTAGCCGGTAGAGGGGCAGGGGCAGAATGGGGCGCTGCCGCCGCTGGCGTCCTGGGCGAAGCAGGGGCTGGGGCTGGGGCTGGTGCGCTCGCCATTCGTGCTACCAGGTGGTCTACCAGCTCCTGCTTCCTGGCCGGCTGTCCCTTGACGTCGTAGTGCCGGCGCACTGCCCGCAGCTGCTCCACCGTCAGGGACGACAGGTGTTTGGTCAAGGCCTCCCGGGAGGCAATCTGCCCCGCACCCGTGGCAGCGCCGTGGGCGCCGATCAGCTCGTGCGCCCTCGCCAGCCGCTGGGCCTTCTCCTTCTGCCACCCGGAACGCGTGTAGCCCCTGGCAGGGGCGCTGCGGCCACGACCGCCGCCGCCCTTCGTCCACTTGCCCCGCGCGTCACGCGGCTGATCCGGGCTGTAGTTGGCCAGGCTGACGTCCGGCGTTGCCCGTATCGCTCGCGGAATCTGCGGTTCGGGAGCCGGCGCCGGCGTGGGCGGGCCAGCGTTCTCCACCACGGCCTCGGCCTCGGCCTGACTGAGCCCCATGACCCGCGTCCAAAAGTCGATGGGCGCCAGCACGCCGGCGTTGGCCACGGCAGCGTACTGAGCAATCGTGGCCATGCGTTTGCCGGCCAGATCGGCTTGCTGCACTTCCGAGGTCGAGGCCGAGTCGGGCCACTCGATGACGAACTGTTTGGGCTTTGGCAGCACTCCTAGGGAAATCAGGCGGTTGACGAACGGCCGGATGATGCGGGCGCCGACGTGGCCCGTGCGCCGCTTCTCGACCCGGTCGTTCCACTCCGCCGTGTCCTGAGCGCTGGACAGCTCGCCGCGCTCGGAACCCAGGAAGATCCTCTTCGGTACGCCGATTTGAATGCATACGGCGTCCAGCTGCACGCTGATCTGGCTAGCCGGGTCCACCACGGCGGGAGCAATGGTGCTGAGGTCGAGGTTGCGCAGCGCCACCCAGCGCCTCATCCCCGACATGTACTCGTCCATCATGCCCTGGAGGGATGCCGTGTCAACCTTCGTGGCGCCGGCCTTCGGTTGCGTCTTGAAGGCCAGCCCGGGAAAGGACCCCTGCCAGTACCCCTCCGCCGAGGCCCCGTACAGCTTCCGCAGATCCTTCAAGCGGTTGAAGACCTGTTGCATCCTGGGTCGGCCGTAGACCCGGGAGGATGTCATGTTGTCGGCGACGTGCAGAACGCGCGACCAGTGCACCTCGCTGGTGATGGTCGTGCCCAGGTGCGGGTCAGACATGGTGATCGAATAGAAGTCCGGCATGCCGAAGCGCGGGTTGGCCCTGTCCTGCTCCATCTGGACGATCTGTACCATCGACTCCGGTACCGCCGTCAGGTAGAGGAGTTTGCGCCCCACCTTGGCCGACGTGTCGGCCGGCTCTACCAACTCCATGCCATCATCGAGGCCGTACAGCAGCAGTCCATACTCACCGATGCCCGAAAGCACGTCCAGGCGCTCGAGGACCTCCCACACCGGGTTGGTTTCCTCGCCGGCGCCCCAATCGTCCTGGCCGTACAGCTCGTCCCCCAGGTCATTGAACGCTTGCTCGAAGGGAGTGACGACCGTGGCGTCCGGGTTCTCCACGATGGACGGGTAGTCCTGCCAGGACTCCAACGGAAACACCTCCACAACCCTCGCTGCAATGGGGTCGCGGTCGTACATCTCCTGATACATATGTACGGGTATGTATCCTTCAACGTACCCGCAATCCCGATCCATGTTCCTGTGGCCAGGGTCGCCGTAGGACCGGGCGTACTCCGCCCGGGACAGAAACTGATTGACGACGTGGAGGTCATCAAGCATGGCCGGTTACTTCTTCGTGGCCCTGGGTTCCGCCGTCTTCGCGCCGGGCTTCTTCGTGCGGGCGGCGCCGGCCGCGGTACGCTTGCCAATGGTTTGGGGTCGGGCGCCCTTCACCGGGACTGGCTTTCTTGGTGGCATCACTTGCTCCTTTTCTTTATGCCCTTGACCCACGCTTTGTGCAGCCGCTTGAGACTGGCGGTTGCCTTGTTACCCTTGTAAGTCCTCCCTACGGAGGTCTGGCAGATAGCATAGGGCGAGCCGCCCGTGGCACCCTTCTTCTTCAAGTCGGCCACGCACTTTGCCGTCTTTGAGCTACGCGGCACGTTGCCACCCCCTTCCCCACCCCTACAATGACACGGGCCGGGCGGGTGTTGCAAGCACCCGCCCGGCCCTGACCAGGACCGTCCTTCCACGAAAGGAACATGTCATGGCTGACCCTCATCCTACTCCCACCAGCCCCCGCTTCCAGGACTTGACTGGTCGGCGATTCGGCAGACTCACGGTGATCGCCTTCGCGGGCAGAAGACCGTCCCATGTGCTGTGGCGTTGCCGCTGCGATTGCGGGCAGGAAACAACAGTCCAGGCAGGAGGGTTGCGTTCGGGGCATACCACCAGCTGCGGTTGCTTTCATCGAGAGCAGCTCAGCGCTCGCAGCACCACTCATGGGCAGAACCGGCCGGGCAAACGGAGCAAGGAATACAGTGCGTGGGTCGGCATGATTGTCCGCTGCACCAATCCGAAGAGAAAGGTCTACCCGTACTACGGCGGTCGCGGCATCCACGTTTGCCAGCGCTGGCTTGACTCCTTCGAGACATTCCTCGCCGATGTCGGTCCAGCGCCTTCGCCACAACACCAACTGGACCGTATTGACAACAACGGCCATTACGAGCCGGGCAACGTGCGCTGGGCGACTCGAAGGCAGCAGATGCGCAACACGAGAAGGACCCGACACCTCACGCTGGGCTCTGAAACCTTGACCGTTGCAGAGTGGGCGGAGCGTATCGGTATCGCTCCGAATGTTCTCCGCAGGCGCGTGGGCCTTGGGTGGAACGACGAAAGAACGCTTACGACTCCCTCTCGCACTTCCCATTTGCGCCCCCAGGTGGGCAGACCGCGTAGGCATTGACTCCCGGGCGTCCCTTCAGTTTATCAACACACTTTGATACACGCGAGCCCTTTTGGCATGGCTGTCAACCCTTCTTCTGGCGTACCGCCTGTTCGGTCGGAGCACCGGCCTGGGGCTACAGGCCGTGGGTAGCCAACCCCTGGAAGCCGCGGGGCTTTAGCCCCGGCGGAGTAGTCACTTGCCCTTCCGCGCTTCCTGTTCAGTGGGCGGGCCAGCCGTCAACTCGATAACGGTAGCCAGGCCCGCCACAACCTCGATGTCCAGCGTGCCCAGGAGCGGTACGACGCCCGCTCCGAGGTCCGCGTCCGCAGAGCAGGTTATTTTTGCCACTCCCAGGGCGCCGCGGGCGCTGGCCGTACAGCTTATGCCATCAGGTGCCGGCTGAAGGGAGATCACGGAGTCGGCATCAGTCCGCCAGTCCGGGGTGCCGTCAACCTGGGCCAGGTTGCCGTGTGCGTCGGTGAAGCGCACCGAAACCGTCATTTGTTGTGTGGTCGTCAGCTGCGTTGCCACAAGGATTTCCCCCATCTCCAGAGGCCAACGTCGGTACTGTGGCGTCGCCGGCGGACGGGCCGGTGACTCGCGTACCGACAGGATGAACAGCAGCGGCCGCGTCAAAGGGCGCCTGCCTCCAGAACGTCGATCTGACACTCCATCCAGGCCCAGGCCGCTCCCAGGTGATCGCCCGCTAGCCAGTCTTCCAACGCCTCCTGGTAGGCCCAGGCCGCCTCCCACAGCAGGTAGGGTGGCGGCGCCGGCGTGAAGGGACCGTCCCACAGGTCGGCCCGCGCCACCCACTCGCCGGCCAGGTTCACGACCTTGCCTGAGTCGCAGCACTCGCCGCCGCCTGGCTGGCCGTCATACCAGCCCGAGAAGAACGGGTCGGTGGTCGCCTCGGCGAGCTCGTGGGTGAGGCCGGCCAGGTTCTCGGCCACGCCGTAGGGGGCGCCCACGGGCCAGGCGTGCATCCACCAGGAGTGGTAGTTGCCCTGGCCGGGCACGAGGAGGAGGTAGAGCCGGCGGTAGCCGTCGGGCGGCGGCAGCCGGCCCGCGGCCACCAGGTCGCGCAGGAAGCGTTCCGGATCGGCCACGGGTTGCCGCGGCAGGGACAGGACAGTGTCCACCCGGGAGGCCTGGACACCGTAGGCTCCGAGGTGAGAAGTATGGTTCTCCAGCAGGCGGGTAGACGGCACGGGTAGGCCCACCACCACCAGGGCAATGAGCGGGTTCGCCAGGATTGCGCCGCCGTGGAAGGTCATGCGGGCACCGCGTTCTTGAACACCGGCTGGGCCATGACAACGGGCTCCAACCAAAGCTGGTAACATTCTCCAAACGGCGTGGTGCCCGGAACGCAGCTTGCGTCCACAGGTCGTGCGAACAACTCGTCCCACGACGGGAACCCGTTCGCACCGGGCTGGAACGATTCCTGAGCAACCAGCGGCTTACCCGCGTCGTAACTGCGCTTCGATTGAAAGACGTTCACCGTGATCCGCCCCTGCCGGCTGTGCTGGGCCAGGTTGCTCTCAGCAATGACGCAGTAAGCTGAGGGCAGGTCCGTCGTCCCATGTGGGTCAGGATAACCGCATGTCCATGCCATTATTCGTCCCTTTCTACCTACGAACTCTGTATTGTCTCCCACCCACTGGCCCCGCCAACTCTCAGCTTGTTCATTGACGTATCAAAATATAGTCCGCCTTTTACATAGGGCGGCGGGCTGGCTGCTTGCAGAGGAAAGAAAACGCCGGCGGCATTGACCCAGGTGAGCGCCGTCCCGCTGCTATTCTGCCACTCCGTGAGGTTAGCACTCTGGCTGACAGCAGCTTGAATGACGAGGACTTTGCTGGTGGCTCCGGTAGTGCCTACCGTTAGCCACGTACCGAAAACCGGAGCCACACCGATACCGACGCTTGAATCAAGTGCGACGAATGCATCGACCTGAACCGGATGGCGGAGGTAGATCTTTCCGTCACTAAAAGGAATGTGCGTTAGACCACCGGAACCACCTGGGATAATGTGACCACCCCAGGGACTAATGTAACTCAGAACAGTACCAGAGCTATTCTGCCAAGATTGAATGTTACCGGACTGAGAGGCAGCAGCCTTCACGGTGAGAGGAACATCAGTGGCGACTTGGGCAGTGACCGTGAGTAGGGGCCCTGCAGTGGCGTAGGTCAGGGCCACGGCACCGCCAAAGGCCCCGGCGCTGTTGTACTGGACCTGCCCCGAGGCCCCGCCCGGCGTGCCGCCGCCGCCGACTACCGTGCTCACGGCCGACACGCGCCCCTGAGCGTCCGTGGTAATCACCGGAATCTGGGTGGCGCTGCCGTAGGTCCCCGGCGTGCCCACGGCGGGCATGGACAGGGTAACGTCCGCCGCCAGGGTTCCGCCGCCCGTCAGGCCCGCGCCCGCTAGGATCTGTCGAGCAGGTGGGACCCCTGCTGTCACGGCCGCCGTGCTCACGGCCGACACGCGCCCCTGGGTGTCGGTGGTGAGAATGGGAATGTGGGTAGCGTCCCCGTAGGTTCCCGGCGTGCCGACGGCGGGCATGCTGAGCGTGCGGTCGGCCGTGAGATCGCCGCCACCCGCCAGCCCGGAGCCGGCCAGGATTTGCCGGGAGGGTGGCACGGCGGCGTAGCCCTGGGCGCCCTGCACGTCTGCCGCGGTCAGGGTCACGTCACCCACACGGGTGTTGAAGCTGGTCACGCCGGCGGCGCCGCCGCCAGCCGCACTGCCGCCAAACGCGACCACATCCCAGTCCGGCGAGGCCGTGCCAGGGATGAACAGGACGTGGCAGGCGTAGGCCGTGGTGCCGGCCGCAGCCCCGTCCTTCGAGCCCACAGCCAGGGAGCAGTAGGCGGGCGGCGCGGCGAACAGGCCAGCCTGTTCGCGCCAGTACATCGCGTTGTTCGAGACCTGCGTGACCTTCACGGTTACGCGCACCACGGCCCCGGTGGCTACCAGGATGGGTGTGATGTCGTGCAGGTAGACACCAGCGTTGACGGGCGCCGACGTGAACGTGTCCTTGACGACACCGTTGACTTGCAGGGTGATGGTGTGCGTGGCGCCTAGGTTCTGGTTGATGACGTCGCCGCCGTACTGGTCGATCCAACCGCCCTGGGACAGCGTCCACTCGTTGTAGACGGTGTAGGTAGCCCTGGCGTTGGGCGTGGCCGGGGTCCACGTCGGCAGCAGGTCCTCTTCGGGGGCGGATTGCTGCGGCGCCGGCCGGTCGCTGGTGTTGACCTTCGCCACCATCGTCCACTCTGAATCCCGCGTGAGGTCCTGCGCGAGGAAGGATTGCGGCGGGCCGGTGTAGGGCACCCAGCGCATGTACACGTCTGACAGGTCGGCGATCTGGAGATCGACGTAGTTCTTCGTCGAGGCGTGCGCCGGCTGGGTGGGGTCGGCCGGCAGGGTGAGGATACCGCCCGCGTCGATGGTGGCGGACGCGCCCCCGAAGGCGCCGGCCGCGTTGTACTGGAGCTGCCTGTCCGTCCCTCCGGGCGACGCTGCGGGTCCGGGGGGCCCGACCGGTCCCTGCACCCCGGGGGGCCCGGGGACGGTAGAAGCCGCGCCAGGGGGCCCCATCGGACCCTGGGCTCCGGGCGGACCGGGGGCGCCGACCTCCAGAACGGAGGTAATCGTCTCGACCACCGTGAGGGTACCGGGCTCCAGGATTTCCAGCACGTCAGACGACACGCAGCCTCCCACGCAGGAGGGTTGACACCGACCCGCCGGGGTCGGTCAGGGCCACGGAGTAGGTACACTCGCCTTTGGGAAAGGTTGGACTCAGGGACTTCGGGATCGTGAAACTCACCTGACCCGTGGCGTCCAGCGGCAGAACCGGAACGCTGGCGAACGAGGCGTCCACCCCCGGTGCGAAGAAGTACGCCGTGCCCTGGTAGCCCGTCAGGTCAACCGGCGCCAGCGGGTCGCCCTGCTGCCAGCGGGCAACGAGGTTGTAGTCGTCGCCGCGCACCAGAGATTGGCCGTTGATCAGAGAATAGTCGAAGAACGCCACGTTACGGTACCGTTAACAGAGGGCGCCGGCCATGGCAACGGGTCGGTTCAGTCGGTGGCAGCACAGGGCCACGGCGTCGGCCTCGTCCGGGCTGCGGCCAAGGACGGCCTCCAGGCTGTCCGGTCCGCCGGCCTTCGGTGGCAACACCAGTCGTCCCTCCTGATCCAGCCTCCGGGGCATGACGGACAGTTGCCGCCGCAGCTCGCGGTACTGTGCCGGGATGGCCCAGCCCTCGGCGACGCGCAGGGATAGTTCGCCGTACATTTGAGCACGGCGGTTCAGGTACACCCCGCGTTCGTCGTCTGAGGCCGACCCGAACGCCACGGTTTCCACGTCGTAGCCCAGCGCTCGCAACCGGTCCGCGTGCTGCTTGCCGCCGCCGCCGCGGTCAAAGGCCACACTCTCGGCGTCGAGGTGGTACTTCTTCATGAGGGCCAGGGTCTGCCTGACGACCTCCACCGTGTCCGGCGTCTGGATTGACACCAGGTCGATGAGTCCGTGGTGATCGCCTACGGCCCAGCAGGAATAACTCCGGCCCTCGCCCGAGTCCACTCCCATTGCCCGGGGACGGCGAGGGCGCGCCGCCAGCAGGTCGGCGCGCTCCCCGGCCGCGTCCAAGGACAAAGGAGGGAAGAGCAAGGCTTCGCGTGATTCGCAGAACTCGGCGTCGAGGCAGATCGTCTGGCGCACGTCATCCCAGACCGCCCGCCGCCGCTGGTATTCGGGCCAGGACAGCACTCCGGGCACCAGTGTCTCGCCAGTCACCGGTAGACCCTGGCGTCTCTGCCCAAGGGCCAGACGCACGTTGGGGCTGTCCGTGGCCCTGATCCGCAGCACGTGGCGGTGAGGGGGTGAGGACCCCAGCCGCACGGCTTCCCGGAAGCGATTGCTCGTCGGCCAGGGATTGCCGATCAGTAACTCTCGGTGGGCCCAGGTATCGGCCGCGTCGTACGTCTGGTTGTCGATGGCTGAGGCCTCGTCGGCAAGGAAGAGGGTCCTGGGCTCCCCGCCCGGCCCTGGCGGCAGGTGATGCCCCAGGATACCCTCTCCCTGCTTCGCCACCCGGCCCACGACGTAGGACAGCGGGTCGAGCTTGCCGGCCAGCTGGCGGCGGAGATGGAGGTGATTGCACACCAGCGGCCCGCCCTGGTGGTGTTCCAGGGGGTGGCGGGCCGTGCTGATGAAACGGCGCATCTCCCCCCACAGAACGTTCTCCAGCTGGGCATGATCGACAGACGTGGTCACAACTCGACAGGGCTGTCGAGTCAGGAAGAACCAGAGGACCAGGAAAGCACTCACGAAGTCCTTCCCCAGCATGCTGCCCGCCACACACGTGGTCTCATGGTGGCGGATGACGGAGTCGACAATCTCCCACTGGCGGTCGTACAGGTTCACGTCGGGCCACAGGAAGCGCAGGAACAACCGGGGGTCCTTGAGATCGGCCGGCTGCACGGCTAGCCCTCCGCATGACCGTTGCCCTCCACGGCGGCCAGTTTCTCAGCCACAGGGTCGGGCGCCCTGGCCGCCAACGTCTGGGCAACCTGTGCCCACAGATCGGACGGCACCACCTCGACCTTCGTGTTTCTCAGGGCCCCGATGGCCTTTAGCTCGATGGCGATGCACCGGGCCACGTTTTCCAGGTCCCTCTTCTTCCAGAAGCGCCTTTCCACCTCACGCAGCCGGGCAATGTTGTCGGCCAAGTGGAACTCGAATGATTCCGCCATTTTCCGCTGCCACATGGCCTTGTTGGCCAGCAGCGTCCGCGACACAATCGACTGACACACGCCCGCTCGACTGGCGATCTCGTTCTGTGACAGTCCCTCGCAGGACAGCCTAAAGATTTGCTCTTTCTTAGCTTGTGTCAGAGGCAACGGCATGGCTCGTCCTCCGGTGGCATGTTCTATAGTACGGTACCGGAACAACGAATGCTAGACGAAATTGGTTATGTTTATGTGTAGGTCCAAACGAGAAAGGCGGGAAGGATTGTTCCCTCCCGCCGTGTCGCGCCGAATCCCGCCAGGGCGCGTCCCGCTACGTCGTCCAGCAGCTCCGGTCCAGTTCGCACAGGGCCCAGTCGAGCACGGCCGTTTCGGTGTGGCCCGACTCCCGGCGGACGAGGGCGCCGACGAGGGCCAGGGCGGCACGGTGGACGCGCCTGAGGGCGGCAGAGTTTGCCCGGCAGACCAGGCACAGGCGCCCGGCATCCAGCGGGCAGCGGTAGCGGCAGCGACGGCAGTAGCCGTGGCGGTCGTGGGTAAGGGTTAGCACGGCCAGCCCTCCTGTTCGCAATCGAGAAAGGCGCGGATGAACACCGCCGCTACCTGCGGGACGATGGCATTGCCGGCGGCGCGCAGTCGTGCCATGCGGGCGGGAACCCCATGAGCCAGAGGGAGAATGCCGGGTTCAATGCGCCGGGCTTTTCCGTCCCGGCATGGGATAGCAGCGAAGCAGTCCCAGGGTCGTTGCTGCCGTTCTTCCTCTCCGCCTCCCGCGATGCTCCCTCCAGGGAGCGAACGTTCTTCGTGCCGTCCACTGCCCGGGGAGTCGCCCAGCCCGCCAGCAACGCTTGCACCGCCTGACTCAGGGTCAGGCCGAAGCCGTTGCCGTTGCCCGTTCGCTTCCGACTGCGGCACTCCTGCCGACGTGTTGTCATGAGATCCACTGTTTGCCGGGTCTCGGCATCTTTTGCCATCGGCGTTGGCCAGGGATGCGACCCAGAACAGCCGTTGCCGCCGGTGCGGCGCCCCGACGCCCGCAGCCGGCAGATCGGCAGCCCCGACGGCGTATCCTGCTCCTTCCAGGTCAGCGCGTACTCCATCGATCCATTCGAGTCCAGCAGCTCCCGCAACCTGTTCGCCAAACACCGTTGCAGGGCGGCAGAGGGTGATGAGGCGGAAAAAAGCGGGCCAGAGATGCCTCGGGTCCTCTTCTTCCTTCTGCCGCCCGGCGCAGCTGAACGGCTGGCATGGACACGATCCGGTCCAGACGGGCCGGTCGGCGGGCCAGCCGGCGAGGGCGAGGGCGTATTCCCACCCGCAAATTCCACTGAAGAGGTGGGCCCGTTCGTATCCCACAAGGTCTGCTGGACGAATCTCTTCGATGGATCGCTCATCGACCGTCCCCCTGGAAACAAGACCAGCAGCGATCAGGTTACGCGTCCACTGGCAGACGTATGGGTCGATGTCGTTGTAGAACGCCGTCATGCCAGCAGCTCCCGTTTCCAGCCCCGACCCGCTTCCCACCACCGGCGTTCCACCTTTGAGCGGATCGCCGTCCGGCTGCGTCCAGGCATGTCGGTCAGGCGTGCCGCCACCCAGCCCGGACCCTGCCCGCGGCGGGCCGCCTCCCGGCAGACGGCACGCAGCCGGTCCACCTCGGCAGCCGTCCACAGCCGCCCGCGCAGCCCGGGCACGTCCGGCCGCTTCTGGTGCCCCCAGCAGCAACCCGTGCTCGGGTGCAGGGGCTTGCGGCGGTGACAGCGGGGGCAGATACCTATCGGCCAGCCAGGATACATCAGGGGGTTCCTCCTCGTGGCAGTATCTTGCGGTGATAGGTGTCCAGGTCCGTCCTCTCGGCGAGAAGCTTCCCGCACTCCGCCTCGCTCCGGGCGCAGCACACGCGCACCCAGCCCTGTTGCAGCTGCACCCAGCCATTCCAGGCTTCTGGGTGCCCCAGGGGTTCGATGGTGGGCATTTCCTCGACCCGGGTGCAGTCCAGGGCCAGGCAGCGCCTGGCATGCTTCAGGAGGGCCCGGAGGCGCTGGGCGTCGGGCACGGGGCCCGGTCTGACCCGGAGGGTTATGCGGTAAGTGGACATGGGGCGTCGTCCTCCCATCCCTGGCAAGAGAGGGTAGATCATTGCCTGATCCTCCAGCTAGCCTACCAAGTTGATTCTTCCAGTAGTGATTGTCGTTTTTTGGGCCTCGGAGAGCCAGGAAATTGCGAATCCGTCGAATCCGTCGAATCCGTCTTGTGGGGCAAGTACTTACGTCAAGCATGTCCGTCGCCATAAGTCCTTGGCCTGTAAGACGGATTCGACGGATTCGACGGATTCGCAATTTTCCAGGGCTCTGCGGGCCTTCCGGGGGCAGGGCGCCGACCGGGGGTAGCCATAGCATAATCCTCCAGAAAGCGAAGGGCCTTGATGATTGCCGTGGCGGACTTGTGGTGCCCGAGGGCCTTCGACAGTTCGGTCAGGGTCAGTCCCTGATCGCCAGCATCGCGCAGAAGGGCAAGGATCTCATCGGCCAGGTGGTCGCCGAGTCCGTCGCCGAAGATCCATTGGCAGCTGCGCTCGCAGTAGTCCCACGTGGCCAGGGCGGCGCGCAGGTGTTGTTCCTCGATGGTGTTCGTACCGTCCAGCAGAGCATAGACAACGGACAGGCGCAACACCTGGGCCTCAGCCCGGTTTGTCACGAGCCCCAGGAGGCCGGGACGCTCAGCCGACAGGTCCTCGTAGACACGGTGCCACAGACGGCGGGCCGCGGCGTCCCTTTGCAGCATGCGCGTCGTTCGGGCCCTGACCAGGGCATCGGTCAGCCGTGCCGAGAGGACCGACAGGTCGAGGAGATCGCCGCCATCGGGCAGGAGTTTGGAACGACGGGCGCAGACCCACAGGAAGCGGTTGGCAAAGCCGTTGGCCGTCTCGTTCTCCGCCAGGCAGTGCAGAAGCTCCCCCTGGGTGATGTGGCCGATGACCGAAACGTGCGCATCGGAAGCCCGGAGCGGATTGTGCCGGGTCAGGGTGCGCAGCCGGCCGCCGTCCCATGCCTGCCGGAGGACAGCCGACAGGATGTTACCTTCCCGATCCGCCCGGCGGAGAACCCCGGAAAATTCCTCCTCCGTAAGCAACAAACGTTTGTCGGCAATGCCATCGTCGATGACTTCTTCCTCGCCGCCCCGACGGGTGGCAGAGCGGTCACGAATGGCAGAGATAAGTCCCTCGCCGGTGGATAAGCCGCTGGCCATGCAGTGCTCAGCCCAATCTGGATCGGCGCCACGGAAGAGGGATTCAATCCAGTCCAACGCGGTTCCCTTGCGCCCCTTGGCGGTCTTGCCCACCAGCACAACGTAAAGGTTGGGGTAGTGGCGACGTGTGCCGACAGGACGGAAGCCAGTGCGGCCGCAGGCGTTGCCAAAGAACGCCAGGAACTGGACGAGGAGTGCCACCGGATCGGCCTCGGTTTCCGGGTCGATGGCCCGAACCACGTCGCCCGCCAATCCCTGGTAGGCTTCCGGGCGCGGGGGGTCGGGCCAGCGGGGTCCGTCGTGGCCGTTGGCGGATGGTTCCTCCGGCACCACCACGGACGGACCGCCCCCAGGCCCCTCCCAGGCATCACCCCTCTCCTTCTCCAGCCAGTCCGGGTCCAGGCGTACCGGCCGCCCCGTTTGCTCCCGGTAACGTCTCTCGCGCTCCCACAGATCCTCGTCCTTGTCCGTGGCCATTGCTGTGCCCCTCGGTAGCGAGGGCCTCCGTGATAAGGCGATTAACGAGAGGTGCGAAGATTTGTTGTACCCATTCCGGATGCAGCTGCAACGCTGCCACCACGGCACGGCACAGGGCGGGTGAGGGCGCGGCCGCCAGGTCCCGGGCCCGCCGCTCCTGGGCCTCCCAGTTGGGCCCGGGGCGGGCCAGGTGCGGCCAGCGGGCCACAAGCTCGGCATCGGTTTCGGGCAGCAGGTCGTCAGGCACGGTGATTCCTCAGCTGGTGGGGAACAGGTCGGGAGTAACCGAAGCAATGCGCCGCCGCGACAGCTCGAGCTGGCTTCCTCGAATGTCGCAGCCGACGAAGCGCCGCCCCCAGCGCACAGCGACGGCGCCAGTGGTGCCGCTGCCCGAGAAGGGATCGCACACCACGCTGCCGGGCGCAGCGAAGGAACGGACGAAGAACTCCGCCAGGTGCTCGGCGTAGGGCGCCTCGTTCTCATGGCACAGCAGCGAGCCCATTTGCCCGCCACCCGTAAGACAATCGATGACATTCCCGGGATTTGCCAAAACGGGCGGCCGGTAATTCTGGCGGCCGCGCGTGCCGTCTTCAAGCCCGAAGGTGCCGGTCTTGACCCACTCAGGCCCCGGCGCCTCCACGGGACCGAACAGGCCGGGTTCCGTGGCGGGCGCCTCGTCCGCGTACCTGTGCGACGGCCGTCCGGGCGCCTGCATGGTGCCGTCCTTCCCCCTGCTCGTGGACGTGCGGGTGCCGCCCCGCTGATTGACGCGCCGGCCGCTGGTGGTGCGGTGCGACATCTCTCCGCCCGGACCCCACAGGGGCGGGTGTCCCATTACCGTGTTGTCGCTCCAGGGCAGCCGGCCGCCGCGCGCGGCCACGAGCACGGGCTCCCAGTCATTGCGCAGCCAGTCCGGCCCGCCCGAACCGGGAATGCCGACGCGGCGGTAGACGCACGGCTTGCGCAGGGTGACACCGGCCCGCAAGAGGTCGGCGGCCAGCAGGAAGGGCCCGCCGCCGTAGGAGTAGTCCCGGGTCTGATCGTCCACGACGAAGGCCACCAGGCCGGTACAGACGCGCAGGCAGGCACGGTAGACCTCTACCATCCAGCGGACCCACTCCTCCGTGTCCCTGGCGATGCCGAGGTCCTCTCCTGACTCGAGGTACAGTCGCGCCTGCGAGTAGGGCGGCGACCCCAGGACGAGGGACACGGAGTCAGGCGGCAGCCCGGCCAGGAAGTCGAGCACGTCGGCCTGTACCACGCTCCAGGGGGCAAGGCCCTCAAGCACGTCTGCTGGTGTGGATGGGATCAAGGGCGCACCTCCCCGTGGGAAGATTGCCGGCACTTGCCCACCGCGGGCGGCCGGCGGACCCGCTGGATACCCACGGGGACGCAAGGCATTACGTCGCCGTGGTTGTGGTGGTTCCGGCCTGAGTACGCAGCTTGCGGATTGCCTCTTCCAGCTTCTCCCTGCTCAGGTCCTCGATCCGGGTGCCGCCCTTGACACCGATGAGGCCGGTCACGTCGGACCACGGCCGGTCGGCTGCCTGGCGCGTGTCCTCCAGTGCCTGGCGCAGACGATTCACCCAGAAATTGTTCGCCCAGGATTTGGCCCTGGCCATGCCTTCCCGCGGCCAGTTGACGAACAGGGACGGATAGTCCACCTCCTCGCCGCATGCCAGGACGTGCCGCACCAGATCGCCCGGTTGACACAGCCCCTCGTCCACGAGGCGGCTCTGCATGGCCACTAGGCGTTCTTCCAGCTCCAGGCCGGTAGCCGGCAGCGTGCGCGGCGCGGGCGCGGGCGCGGGCACGGGCGCGGCCTGGGAGGGTGAGGCGCCCTGAGTCCGGGCAGGGTCCGGCAGGGCTGGCGGCCGGACGAACTGGCGTTTCTGCGGATCGTAGTCGCACCACACCTGCGGCAGCCGGTAGAGATAGCGGCCGATACCGAATTTCACTGCCGCCCGTTTGAGGGCATCCGAGAAGGCGGCCTTGCGCCGGTCGCCCTCGTCGGGCTGTTCGCTCTGGCTGCCCACGTCCATCTTGGTGATCCACTCCTCACCTAGACGCAGCTGCAAGCGGCACACCACCGATCCATCAGGCAGGCATTCGTACTCGTCCTGCCAGCCCATGACGCCCACTACCTCGTCTAACCGGTCCTGGATGGCCCTGGCGTCAACGTAGCACAAGGCCAGCGCTCGATTGCCACGCACCACTCCTGGCTTGAAGCGCACCTCGCGCTGGTCGAACGGCGCCGCCAGTGCATGAGCCAGCGCCGCAGAATCAAGTGTCTTCCCCGTATCGGTTTCCACGTCCTCGTCCTCCTCCTTTGGCTTTAGCCGGAAAACCTCGAACCGTTCGGTGTCGCCCACACCTGCCGGTTTGTCCGGGACCCGGACCGGGACTGAGACCAGAACCCGGACCGGGACTCGGACCGGGACCGGGACTGAGACCGGGACCAGGACCGGGACCCGGACCGGACCCCGGTCCGGGGCCAGGACCAGGACCGGGACCCGGGCCGGGGCCAGGACTCGGTACCGGCCAGCATGCCCAGGCACCAAGGCATCTCCCAACCCGTCGTATCCCGAAGGTAGTCCAGGG